TATGAATTTTACAATAATGTATTTTCCGATTATAATATATCTAAAATCACTGATCAACTAAATCAATTCAGGCAACGGGTATTTTCTGCTCGGGAAGAAATTGAACACGATATTTTGACATTATTGGAAGATCCTGTTATGATAAGAAAATACAAAATGGACGATGATGATATTGTTGGATGGGCGTTGTATCGTGAATTGTCTGATAAATTCAGTGTTCTAAATCATTTTTATAATAGGAAATAAAGTGAAACGCAAATCAGTAACACAATTGGTGAAATATGAAAATGTAGCAACAGGTGATGTTTTTTATGGATATCCAATTCAAGAAGCAGTTAGAAAAGAAATTGACGGCGTGACATATATTGAAATTACCGATAGTATCACTAAACCAAAAATGGCATTTGTGAAACTGGAAAACCTGAAAAAGGTTGGTACTGTTTCAGTGGAAACTACAAAATGATTTTTTTGACAGACACTAAATTTCAAGAAGAAATTGAAGCAATTGTAAGCGAAAAACAATTGACATATTTGGACGCAGTGGTTCATTATTGTGCCACTAATGAATTGGACCCAGAGGACATCACAAAGTTGATTTCTAGCAATTTGAAAGACAAAATCAAAATTGACGCAATGGACGAAGGTCTGATCCGTAAAGAATCGAGATTACCATTGTGAAACTATGTCGCCATTCAAATTCTACTGCATTTATCAAGCAATTCATTTGCACTTCACAAGCACATATGATGTCATAAAATACGGGTTCAAAGCAAGCAAATCAATAAATAAAACATCATTTGAAAATCGTAAAGATCATAATCTATTTGAATCGTGGGCGTCTCATTTCCAATCAGAAAAAATAGCAGGCCAACATTGTATTGCGAATTTTGTTTATAATGAACGGTCCTGGTTATATCAATCAAAAGAACAATCCACAGAAATATATCTCAAATGGAAATCAATCCGAGAGTCACAATTACATCATATAAAAAATGACTTCAATGTATTATCGCAAATTGTGGAAACAAAGAAAGTCGACTCTATCTTCGACATTTTCACAAAAACTCCAGCAGGCAAAAAACCACCTTTGTTACAATTATTCCTTGCAGGACATATTAGTAAAGAGTTTATTTGTGTGCTCAATCATTGGTGTTATCCTTTTCTTCTAAAATGGGAAAATGAATATGAAATAGATCCATTGATTTCAGACCAAATTTTTATTTTGAGAAAATACTCACCATTCATTGTAAATACAATAAACTCAACAAAGGTAGAAAAAATGTTCAAGGAACTACAGAAATGAAAACAGAAGAAGGCTTTCTAGTAAAAGAAAAGAAAATTCGTAAGGATCGCAGGCACAATGAGCGCCACAATTTTGATGACGATTTTGATGCTCACAAACGAGCTGGTCGCCGTAGACATAGTAAAATGATGCCAACAACTGATGCTGATTTTGAGATTGAAATTGATGATGATGATCCTTATGCTGATCATCTGCAGGATTGGAAAAGGTATCTAAAATGAAATACAATTATCAGTTTACATTTGATAATAATTCTACAGTGATAAAATCATTCAACTCGTTGGAAGATTTTCAGACATATATGAACAATTATGGTGATTCAATTGTCTCACTTCATAGAATTTCAATGATTGATGAGCAATACAATCCATTGGTGACCGGAGGCATTCCTTTGGTGGAATGATTTGACAATGAACTAATACTCCATTGAAAATGGTGTATTTTCCTCCTTCATCAGACCGACAATGATACTAGACATTATATCCAGCTCTTCATCGCCTTGTAGTCCTCCAGAGGCATTACTTCCCGTAGTTCCTACGGTAGCGGGTAGTTGTTTCAGCCCGATTTTTCTTATATTGATGGCTGCATTGTGGTCCCGGTCTATTTCTAGACCACATCCACACGACAACCACCTATCCGACAACTTCATCTGGTGTACCTGGCCGCAGCGACTACAAATCTTGCTTGTAGGCGCATATCGGTCAATGACCACCAAATGTTTACCCTCACGGTTGGCTTTCCACGTGAGCTTATTTCTAAACAATCCGAAAGGCGCACTTTGAACCATACGTCCGTTGAATTGTTGCATTGCTTTTACATTAAGATTTTCAATGACCAAGACATCATTTTCTCTGACTAAATCATTGGACAGCTTTTCAATCCAGTCCTTTTTACAATTGGCTACATATTCGTGAACCCGAGCAACCTTTTTTCTAGCTTTTTCGAAATTTTTAGACTTTGGAATTTTTCTAGACATCCGTCTTTGGTATTTTTTCAAGCGACGTTCATGTTGAAGAAGATGCTTAGGATTCTTGATTCGTTGATTCTCATCGGTAACCACAAAGTCGACAGAATTCAAGTCAATACCAACAACTTTAGAGTTGGAATTAAGTTCAACTTTGGTGACTTCATCTTTTTCAACGACAAAACTAGCAAACCACTTGCCACTTGGTTTCAAGAGCAGTGTCGTGGACTTGAACACTTTTGGGAATCCTTGGCCATTATCAACAATTTTTACATCTTTGATCTTAGGAAGAACTAGTCGTGAATTTGAAAACTTCAAGTGTTGTGGTAACCGACAGGATCCACCAGACACCTTCTTGTGGAACTTCGGAAAGCCAAAGTGCTTCCTATTTTTCAAGTAATTCTTCAGTGCTTGATCTAGATCACGAAGGGTTTGCTGTAGACACTGGCTATTGCCATCTTTCAAAAATGGGTACAACTCTTTCATCTCCGGCAACAGTGCAGCCATATCGTAATACCATAGGAACTCCTGGCGAGATTCATACCAAATGTTATTCAAAGCGATCATCTGGTTCCACAAGAAACGCTGGTTTCCAACATCTTGAATCAAGAAATTTTCTTGGCTGCGAGTTGGATATAACCTATAATTTTGACCAATGAACATGGAATCCTCTATAAATAAGAAGTGGGACAACCTAGTACCTCTATCTAGGCGGTTGAAATGCTGATACATTTCAACCTTACCACATATATTATTTATATAAGTTTTCATATGAAATTGCAGTTTTTGAAAAATATTTGACAATAAATAACAAGTGAGGTTATCATTATGATGTAACACAATAAAATCGTATCTATCTAAAAACAATCGTATCTAATCGTAAAGGAAATAAAATGGCTCAAAATAAAGCATTTCAAAACCTGCTCAATGCAGTACAAAAGGCAAAAAATGGCGCTCCCGCCAATCGGGACGAAACAGAAAATCTGTTCTGGCGCGCTGAACCGGATAAGTCAGGAAACGCATACTCTCAGATCAGGTTCCTTTCCGGTAAAACAGAAGATGATACTCCATTTGTAAAAACATACAATCACGGATTTCAAGGTCCTGGTGGCAAATGGTATATCGAAAACTGTCCAACAACAATCGGTAAAGACTGTCCATGTTGCGCTGCCAATGGTGTTATCGTCAATGAAAATGGCGGTTGGAATTCCACACCAGAAAAAGTGAAAGCACTTGTACGGGAACGCAAGCGTCGTATTTCTTATATCGCAAATATTCTTGTCGTTAGCGATCCAAAGAATCCAGAAAATGATGGACAAGTAAAGTTATTCAAATTTGGCCAGAAGATTTTTGACAAACTCGTTGATAAACTTCAGCCACCTGTTGATGAAAAGGGCAATCCAATTGATCCTGATGAGGTTCCAATGAATCCATTTGATCCAGTTGAAGGTGCTACATTCAAACTCAAAATGCGTAAAGTTGAGGGATATAGCAACTTTGATAAGAGTGAATTTGATAAACCAAGTGAAATTGATAATTGGGACGAAATTGCTGATAAGCTAATTGATCTATCTCAATTCACAGACGAAAAGTCATTCAAGTCATACTCTGATCTTGAAGCAAAATTCAATATGGTTGTTGGTAATTCTGCTCGTTCTGCAGTGAAAGCATCTGATGATGACGATGACGATGTGAAACCAGTGAAGAAAGCAGAAGCGAAGAAGGCAGCGAAAGATGAAGATGAAAGTTCAGAT